TCCAGAGCCCGCCGTAAGCTGGCCAATGAGATCGCCAATGAATTTGACGCCGGCTTTGACCAGATCCCAGCCGATCCCCAAGATCGAAAAGAGTCCGGCAAAAGTCCTCCGGAGCTTATCTGCAGTATCTGCTCCTATTTTGAGGTTCGCCATGAAGTCTCGGAAAGACTTCGACATATCGACAAGCTGCTGAGCAGTGGCTGGCGGAAAGACCTCTTTGAAGGCATCCTTGATCGGAGTAAGGATGCCTTCAAGTGCTTGGAACGCATTGACGATGCCATCGATAACCGCCTGGCGACCGCCGAGCTCCTTCCATTCGATCAGAAGATCATTCAGTGAATTGACCGGCGCAGTGAACGCATTCTCGAGAACAGTGTGAACACCGCTGAACAAATCAGTGGCTTCACCGATATCGCCGAACAGAGTCTTGAATACCCCGGCCCACGCTGTGGCAACTTCTTCCTTGAGAGCTTGCGTCAGCTGAGACAGGGTCTTGATCTTGGTTGCCGCATCAACAGCAATTTGACCAGTCTTCAGAATTTGCTGTGCTTGAGCTTCTGAGAAGCCCATTGACCTGAGTTGCTGGTCATTCAAATCGCCTGTGAACTGCGAAAGCGTTTCGACGAGGATCTTGCTTGTCAGCCATCCCTGCTCAAGGCTGGCACGGAAGCTACCCGCCTTCTTGATGATGGCATCGATGGAAACACCAGCAGCTCGGGCTGTGTTGACCAGTGCATCCTGGAACGTCTTACCGCCGATACCGGCATTAACGACAGAGTTCCAGTCCTGGAGATTGACCTTACCCGCCGCGATTGCCTGCGACAGCTGGTACATCGCAGAGGACGCTTGTTCAGCACTGGATCCGGAAAGAGCAGCGAGATTCGCGAGACCCTTGATGGAGGCTACGGAATCCTGCAACCCAACGCCGGCGGCCGTGAATGTGCCGATATTGGCTGTCATCTGGCCGAAGTTGTACACCGTTTGGTTGGCGTACGTATTCAACTGAGCTAGAACATCATTGACTTGCTGAAGCGTTGTTCCGGCCGACGCCGTGTTGGCGAGGATGGTCTGGACGGCCTTGATCTGTGTTTCGTAGTTCTCGAAACCCGCTGTTATGGGTTCGATCGTAAAAGATTTGGCGACCTGAATTCCGGCGTCGACAGCTCTACTAACGATATTGGCCAGAGCTGTGATTGCTGCTACCTGGAGAGCTGAAAATTTCGCCGATAGAGCCGAAACTTCGCCCTGGGCGCTGCTAGTACTGAATTTACCAAAAGCGCCATTGACTTCGTTGAGACCTTGTGAAGCGCCCTGCAACTGCAAGGCTTTGTTAAGAGCCTGCAGCGATGACATGGTGGAGCTGACGCCCTTGAGGAACGCGGCATTGTCGAAACTCATACGAACAATGCGTTCGTCAATATTGCTCATGCAGAGGTCACCGCCTTCCATACAGTCTCTGCGATCTGATCGAACACTGGACGCATAGCAGGATTGATATAATCCCTGCCATGAATATAACCGCCGGTTCCTGTTCCGTGTCCATATTGGATCATCAATGCCACGGGAAACCCGTTCTCGATGTCCGAGTTCGTCCATCCGATCATGATGCTACCGCTAGAACGGATTATTTTGTATCCCCACGAGTTTGCTGCCAATCCCGTGTCTTCTGGTGTTGCCGACGCCAAAGCGCGAACGCCTTTTTCGGCTTGGGCCTCGCATAGCCTTCCAATGTCAAGTTTCTGAACACCGTTGAGGAACTTGAGCGTTGTACTAAAATCGCCCGATGACGATAGGGAGAACATGCGCCCTCCTATTAGTCACTCAAGCGCGTGATGGTGAAATCGCATCGGTAGCTATTCGTTCCGTCGGGCTTGTCGCTGGTTGCTGCCTCCGGCGCCTTGTATGCGACGCCAACAGATTCTCCTGCGGCAAATCGAACACGAATTGATGATCCAGCGACATCGAAGATCGGCACACTGTGCAAATATCGACCACCAGTGAGCGTGTTGTCCGCCGTCATCTTGGCAATCAGCAGGTCTCCCCACGACGCACCGGTGTAGTCCGTGATCAGATTCGTTTCGACAAGATACTCGCCGTCTTTGTTGACGATGATGCGTCGAGCGGTCGAAAGACCCGTTCCGGGAACGCTGAACCACTCATTATCCGGATTGTAGAAGTCGGTCACGGTGTCAATCGAGTTCCACGGGATAATTGTGAATCCTGTGTTGCCATAAGCACTGGAAGTGCCCGTGCGTAGGGCGCGAATTTTCGGCAAACGCTTGTGGGTGTTCAACGACAAGCCGTACCATACGTCTGTGCCCGTCTTGACGAGGCGCACACAGCCATAACCCGGATACGCATTGGTGCCGCCATTGATCGTGACACCAACTCCGGGGGAAATCTTGGCGCCGCCGGCCCCGATGGCGACGACATCGATCTGTGCACCGATCGAGAAGGCCTGGGACGAATTCGGAGGAACGGTGATGACGACCTGAGCTGTCAACGACGAATGATTGACGAAAACCTGCTGTGACTGGTCCGTCAGAGCAAGTGTGGCATTCGCAGTGACCGTTCGAGCAACCAATCGCAGTGCAGCAGCATCCAATTGCGCCTTTTGCACCAGGTCATCCGACGCTGTGGCTGCGGCAGCCTTGGCAGTGCCGGTCGATGTTCTTTTAACGATCTTGTCATCGCTTGCCGCGGTATCCGTCGAAGACACCAGCACATAGTTGTCGGCAGAAACACCATTCAGAAGAAGTGCATTGTCGGCAGTAGCATGGAGCGGAAGAAACTCCGTGTCGAAGAGAACCGGAAGATCGCTCCACGCAGTCGTACCATTGCCGACTTTCACCGTGTTGGTGTCTTTGGATATGCCGATCTCGCCATCCGCCAACACGTAATCAGAGGTAACCCACTGAGCTTCGGTGCCCCGTCGTTGCTGCATCCGTGTGCCGTCTGCCATTACAGAGCACCTCCATCAATGGTTTGGACGACCGCAGTGGTCGTGTCACCGGCGTCATAGGTTACAAATACCGGAGTGTAAGGTGTTCCCGCGTCGTATACGGTATCGAGATATGAATCGAACAAGAAGAACAATTCACCAGGTGTCGGAAGTGACGAATCAGTGTCGTCTGTTCCATACAGAAGGTCTTCGAGACTGGCCAGAAGAGGCGCGGGGATGTCTCGGGAATCCACCACGTAATGAGCCGAAGGACGATACCCTTCGACTGCGACGCCACGCGATGTGACTTTCCAACTGAAGGTCAGCGGATCTGTTTGCTCTTTCAGCGTCTGATATCCGCGATCCGTCGGCTCAGCCATGAGATTGTACAGAAGATGAATCCTGTACGCGAGTTCCAAGCCCTGAATCTCATTGCCGATTTTCGATCGATACACCATGTTGAACGGTTTCCGTCGCTGTTGCGTGATACGAAGACCGTTATCCGTGCGATGGGTTCCGTCACAGCGCTCGAACTCGGTTGGGTAGGTGTACGCTTCGATCGTTCCTTCGAAGTCTTCAGGAGATGACCGATTGCTGATCTTGATTCCATCGAGATACCGTGGTGAGGATTCGCCTCCGGAGCTACTTTGGCTGAAACTCACCAAACCGATCCACGGAACGCCAGGACCGTCGTCAACGAACAGAACTCCTCGGTCGATTCCAGCCTCAAAGTAGTGTCCACCACTGAGAGACCAGTCCAATCTCGTCATTGCACCTCCTCACCCTCTGGTACCGTACTTGACGAGACGCTGCCTATTAAGCGCTCTTCTTTCTGCAGGCGTCATGTTCTGCGCTGGAGTGTTTTTGAGATTGACCGTTCGAATCAACGTGATCAATCTATTCAAATGCCAGTGTTGAAATTCCACCGGGATGCTCAACGAGATCATCCAGTAGTAAATGAGCTCCGTTGTGATCGTCTCACGTGCTTGCGATGCATTCGGATCGGTTCGAAGTTTCGTAGCTGTCATCTCGTCGGTTATATACTGCTTAATTTCATCGAGATGATTCTGAACGAGTTTCAGGAAAACGTCCGGAGGCAACTCATCATTGAGAATCATGAATTTCACATACGACAGTGTTTGCTGCGGGGTCTTGTCCTTCTTACCGAGAAAGGCTTCCTTCCACAATGACTCCCATTTTGACGCGGAGACCAAGGAATGCTCGAGCTTGACTCGGTAGGATTTCGACACGACGAACTTCTGCGCTTCTTCGTCGTACGATTCTTCCAGTGCGACGTCAATCTCAAGCATTCCCTAGTCCCCCATTCGATCAGCTGAAGACGATGCCCCACTCGTCCTGAGTTTCGGCCGGGAACTGGTAGCCCGTCGCCGGTCGAGCCTTGACGAGCTTGTTGGACGTGATCGGACCGAAGTCGCCCGGCGGAACGAGAACGCCGTCGATGTAGTACTCGACGCCGGTGACGGTCGGGATGGTGATCAGATCCGTCGACGAGCTGTACGTCGGCGCCGTCGGCGTGGCCGATGTCAGCGTCGCTGCCATGATCGTGATGACCTGTGCCGGAAGCGGCATCGTCGGCTCGTCCGAGACCGTCCCGTACAGGTAGCCCTCGAGCGTGGCCAACTTGGCCGGATCGACCTTCGTGCTGTCGATGGTCATGCTGGCCGTCGGCGCGTAGTCGACCGACAGAACGGTGCCGACTGGGGTCGGTGTGGTCGAGATGTCCCACGAGAACGCGATCGGTGACGGCGAGTCGTTCACCGTGGCATACGCCTTCTCCGACGGAGCCGCCAGACAGTTCCAGATTAGGTGCAACTTGTAGCCGTAGGAATTGCTCTCGACGTCGTTGCCCTTGAGCGACTTGAAGCAGAACCCGAACGGCTTCCGTGGCTGCTGCCCGACGGTCACGCCCGGAGTTGGCGAAGCTGTTCCGTCATTCTGCTCGAACTCGATCGGGTACGTGAACGCTTCGATCGTCCCGCCGAAGACCTCGGTGGCGAGCAAGTTCAGGTACTTGATGTTGTCCGCGTACTGCGGGTTGGAATCGGCACCGGACGGCTTCTCGGTGACGGTGGTGAGGCCGTTCCAGGCCACACCGTCGACGTACGCACCCGTCTCATCGATCTGGTAGAGAACACCCTGCGACACGCCGGTCTCGTACGTGCGCTGACCGGTGTTGTCCCACGAGAGCTTCGTCATGCGTGGTACATCCTTTCAGAAATAAAGGTTGAACACGTCGTGGTTCAAATCGTCAGCGGCGAAGAACCGTTCATGCGTACACATTCGGAGTGCCGCGATTGCATCGAACGCTGTTTCGTCAGGATCTGAGCTGATTAGTGTCAGCTGGTATTGTTTGGTTGTGCAATACGGATCGTCATCCGCATATTCCGTATACGCCCGCGCGCGCTCGTAGACGATTGCAGGATAGGTCAGCTGCACATTCGACGGAGGCTGAAAATATACGTTGGGGACAATTGCCTTAAGAGTCAGTTGCAGCTGTTCCCGCGGAGCCATTGTACACACCTCCCAACCGCAACAGAAGGCGAGGACTCTGCTGTTCGACCGAAGTCACTTTCCACAGAGTCCCCGCCCACTCCACGTACCGAATGGCAGAGAAATGTTCGTTCGCGTGCGAATCAGACACAATCGAGATGACGTTTGAGACGGACAGGTCGGGGTTGACCGTCTGCTCATTCTGCGCCATACGGGAATTACTGACGACACTCCCGGAATACATGCGGTATTGAACCACGTCGACGTGAACGCCGTTTCCCTGATCCTGTGTCTGCCCGAACCCGACTTTCCCGTAAAACCGTGCCATTCGGAGTCCTCCGTTACGATTTGGTGAAGGACCAGTCGGCGTCGAAGTTGTGCGGGAAGTAGTAGCCGGTGTTCGGAACGGCCACGATGGACTGCGTCTGACCGGAAGTCAGCGCCGTCTGAGCACCTGCGGACAGCGTGGTGCCCGCGGCGCCGAGCGGACCGGTGGCCTGAGTCTGGTAGGTGACACCGGCGACGGTCGGGATGGTGATGACACCAGTGCTGTCGTTGAACGTCGGAACGGTCGGCGTTGCCAGCGTGCCGGAACCGCGAACCACGACCTGTGCAGTCTTGTAGTTCGTCAGCGCACCCGACATCCGGCCCTCGAGCAGGTACTTGTACTGGTTGAAGTCGATGTCGAAGAAATCGAACGGCGTGATCTCGCCGCCACGCGTGGAACCGACGGCGTAGTCGCCCGGGTTGACGAGAATCATGAGGAGCTCGGCACCGTCGCGCGAGACGTTCTCCATGACGGGAACCTCGACGATGTTGTTCACTGCCAGCGCGCTGGCGAGATCCGCCTTGGTGTTGTAGTACCGCCGCAGAAGCGAGTCTTTCGCGAGCAGCATGTCCATCATGACCGACGTGGTCATGTAGGCCGTCGGGTTCGTTCCATGGTAGTACTGCCGCGCACGCAGAGCGGCCTCGATCAGGTCGTTGCCGCTGGCGTTGGCCGGAACGGTGACGAGGTCGGTGTAAAACACGTCGTCGTACGCGATCGGGCGAATCGTGGTCTCGTCGATCTTGTCCGGGTCGTCGATCTCGCGACCGTCGCCCACGAGGATGGCACGCGCGATTTCCTCACGCAGCATGAACCGCATCTCGACCCACAGCCACGCGACGACATCGAAGTCCGTGATGTCGACGATGTCGTCCCTGTCGAGCTTCTGCTTCTTGTAGACCGTGCTGGGAGTCGTGATTCGCCGCGAGATGGCGAAGAACTGCTCCTTCTTCATCGAGGTCTTGATGTAACCCTTGGCGCGAGCGTCATCGAAGGTCAGATCCGCCGACAGCGACTTGATGCGGGAGAACGGCAGCTTCCGCGTTCCGTTCAGGAATGTCTCGACCCATTCCATCCGCCGAGTGATCCACTCGGGGGTGCTGTCGATCTTCTGCGCGTCCGGGAACAGCAGATCGATGTTCGTGATGCCGTACTCGTCGACGTGCGCGAGGACGGCGTCCTTGAAGTTGGAGCCGCGCTTCATATCGTCGAAGACCTTGGTGGACAGCTCGCCCATCTGGGCATGCGTCAGGGTTCCGCCGCGCTGGACGTCCCCGTCGCCACTCTGCTTGTTGTTCTGCTCGAAGACGTTGCGCGTCATCTTCCCGTCCTTGTCGCTGTGCTGGACGACCGAGTCCGTGCTCTCGGTCCCCTCATCCTTGTTGTCGCCGTTGCCGGCATCCTGCTTGTCGTCGGAAGCGTGCCTGTCGTCGCCCGTGGCCGACTGCTGCATGGAGTTGTCCTGGAGTGCCTGCGACACCATGAACTCGACCAACGCCTTCTGATCGGCGTTCAGCGAATCGAACACTTCCTGGTACGTCGGACCACTACCGGCGTGCTCGATCACGAGTTCGATTCGTTCACCCGAGTGGATGATCGCTTCGTCATCGAGCTCTTCGATCGTGTCATCGCTGTGCGCGATTCGCACATGATCAATCTTGGCACCGGGATTGGCGCCCTTGATGACCAGACTCACCTCGATCAGTTCACCATGAAGAACCGTCTTGTTCTTCTCGACCAACTGATTGGCGTAGATCGACAGCGAGTCGACGTCCTTGTGCAGAACGAGTGCCTTCGCGGCCATGCCGGCCGGCGTTTCGTTGAAGAATGCCGACGCATACGTGCCATCCTTCCTGTGCTGCAACACAGCGTGCCCCAGAATATTCTCCGGGGTGTTGTGCTGGTGCTGCCACACGAGGGGGATCTGCTTGCCGTCCATGTGCTGGAAGGCCTCGGGCGTGATGGTTCGCCCGTCCGTGCACCTGAGACCGAACTTCGTGGCGTATCCACCGAAATCGGCTTCCACCAAAGTCGAAGTCACTTACGGTCTCCTTTCATGCTCGTTGTAGAGCGATCACGCTCAAGGCTGTTGTTGATCTTGCGGAATGCGTTGGGCGATAGCCAACCGTGGGTTTCGTGGAGGAAGTTGGGGAGGCGCCGGTGGCGGATTACTCGGCCCGAGTCCAAGTTGATCCTGCGGCATGTTGCTATTGCGAAGTTGATCGGCCTTCTTATCCTTGACCGGCGGGTAACCGACGATTCCGCGGAATTCGTTAGACGACAAGATCTCGTTACGAGTGAACTTGTCGGCCATTTCCGCCAGTTGCTCAACCGGAACGAGCGCGAAGTAATCCGTGAAGTACATGACTTTCTGACCTTGTGTCCTGGCGGTCTTCGTCAGGAAGGTCCGGTTCATGGCTTCGACGATCGCATCGCCAATGACAGTCACTGTGCGATTCTGATAGTTCCGCATCACCATTTCAGTGGCGGTACCATCCATGACTTCCTTGGTAATGCCGAGCTGTGAATACAACAACTGAGTCAGATACTCGACCTGAGCCATGAGATTGTTTTCGGATGCTCGATTCAGCTGAACAACCTTCTCCGTGCCGTCAGTGTACGCGATACCGTACTGACTGCCCTTGAGTTGGTATTCGATATCTTTACGTCGCTGCTCCGCCTGCTGTCGACGAGCCTCGGATTTGATCGTGTACGGCAACTGGATAATCAGATCCAGTTTTCCAGAACTCGATTGTTCGTCCACAACGTCCAGAAGCGCGAGCTTCCGAATCAATCGCTGTAGAGTCGAGTTCGGTTCATTCATGACTGTATAGAGCGGATTTTCGACGATTGCCGCATAACGCTTCGAGACCGTGACCTCTTCGCGCATACCGGTTTTTTCATTATACAACCGAACTTGAACGTTATCCGGGCCCCACCGCACGATTTCACCGACACGCATCGTCAAGATATCCCACGCGCTAGTGAGATCGGGATTGAGCGTGGTATCGACCGGAACAACTGCCGCAACGCCTTTGTCGAAAAGCGTCATGACAAGATCTTGTCGAAACGCGGTTGCTGCTTGGTCGATATTTGCTTCCAACGTCAAGCATGAATTCAAGCCGCTCTTGATCACCGAGTCGAATCGATCTTGATCATCCAACTTGACGTGCTTGAATTTCAACTTGGAGACGTCAATCGCAATACGTGTGAGAATCGACGAGAGAATCGTCTTCTCATTCGTGTACCTGAGACGGGTCCTGTCCGGCCGAGTGCCGTAGGAGGCCAACGAATCGAACGGTTGAGGCTTGTCCAGATTGAAAAAGACATTCCAGGCGTGTGCCAGCCGGTCCCTAATGGTCATGTGTACCTCCTCCCGTCACTCGAACGCCTCCTTGTTGAGTTTATAGGCGACGTAAGCATCCATGAGAGCCGCCACGTTATCGATCTTTTCTTCTGTTCGCTTTTTGAACAGTTTTCGGTTACCGTTCGTGTCTTCGAGCGTAATTGCGTTACCCATAGTGAACGACATGAGCTGTTCGTCAAAAATTAACAGCCGTTGTTCGCTGAGTTTCTTCAGTTCTCCGAGCGGCACTGATTCCGTTCGGGCTCCCTGAATGACTTTCTCAATACCGTATGGTCCATTTTCAGCTTCCCAACGAGTCACAAACTCTTTGGCATTGTACGGGTCGTAGCCAAAGCTTCGAACGTCGTACCGCATCGTCAAAATATGATTTTCGAGATCATCGAAGATTTCCATCATGTCGAGAATGTTGCCCTCGAGCACATGAAGACTTCCTTCACGGCGGAACTCCTCGTATTTATACCGAAGAGCTCCAGGCAACTGGTGGAGAGTCAACGATGAAATATAACTCCGTGTTTTGATTCCGAATTCCCCGCGCGCGAGCGGGAAGAGGAACGTAAACGCGCAGAAGTCATCGCCTTGCGACATGTCCGCGCCCAGAGAACAGGGCAAATCCCAAAACTCATGCCTGGAATGCGGAATTGTCTCTTCGTAGGTGAAGAAGTATGTGTATCCCTCCATAGGAATACCAAACCGCTTCGCCAGAATGTCATTTCGCGCAGCCGGCGCCTTTTCGGCTCGCTCGACATCCAACTGATATGTTTCATACGTGACCGTTCGGCCAATATTAGGCTGAGCCTTGATCCACATGTTCGGATTGGCGACTTCGATGATTTCGTCAAGCCTGTAATGCCAGATAGAAATATGAGGGGCCGAATACTCGCCCTTCAAAATCTCTTGCAGTTCGAGTTTGATCGTGTCGCCAGAACCATTGCGCACAGTACCTTCAGAACTGATGGCGATGATGAGGTAGTCGTCCAATTTCGATGCGCCCTGCTCCAGAGCACCGATGACATCCTCACGCAGATCGCCGGACAGCCATTCGTCGATCGTAGAAATCTTAGGTCTGAGGCCCTGCAACTTCGCGATCGACATCGGGCGGATCTCCAAGAGACTTCCCGTGAGGAAGTTCTCGATCCCCTTCTTCGTTGCAGCCAACTTCTGGCGTAGCGCGCGGTTGCCAGTAGTATTTTGCATCGAGCCGCTCGTCAAGAACTTGAACAGCGGGCCTCGCGCGCGGGTGATGGCAGTCCGGAACGGCGCCATCACTTCTTCGGCCTGCTTCATTGTCGGAGCGGTCGTGATTTGATGGGTAGTTGTCGTGTCAACATTCAGAAAAAATGCTTGGAAGCACGCCGCGTACATGGATTTAGCAGCACCACGTGCGACAATCAAATACTGCTTCGTCGTTAGACGCTTCTTGATTGTTCGCGTGACGTAGCGACCGCCAGATCCATCTTCGCCTGGTTCCCATACTGATCGATCGACGTAGTAATACCATCCTAACACTTGCTCAGCCCACAATTTGAAGGTGGGAAGCAAATGCAAATCGGTTCCGTCAGTGAGTGTGAGCTCACCTTCACAGTACAGAATGAAACCATTGACGGCGTTCGAGTCGTACCAGAACGCGGGGTTCTCGATGAGCGCATCGATCCGGTTCATCTCCGCCGAGATCTCTCGGTTTACAGGAATTTCGCCCCGGAGGACTTGTTCTCGAAACAAACCGTAGTAGTACGGCGTAGCCGTGTTCGACAACGACATCGTTCACCCCCTTAGTACGACATGTCGCTGATATTGAAGATCACTTGCTGCTCTCCCCAACACGCTGCGACTCGATTGAAATACAGGCTCGAGGGCAGTCCTCGATACGTCTTATCGTATGATACGTCTGGCCCAGCATTCTGAGGCCAGAGACTCTGCCGATAAGGAATTTGCGCAGCTGAACCCGCAGGCCCAATTGTTGCGTGCGGAAGGAACGTCGAGAATTGCGACGCATTCCATTTCTCAACCGTCTGCCGAGCCAAGAGAAGTTGCGGAGTAGGATAGAATATGAGAGCGTCGACAGCGGGATTGCCTGTCGTGTCTCCGCCCAGTTCCTGAACCCCAGTAACATTCAGACTGAACGACGACGTTAGTCTTGCGGAAGAAATCGCATCCTTGATCAGGGAGTTGAAATCACCCGAGGACTGTTCACCGATCTTTCCGCCATACACCAATGTCATGTGCGGGAAATCTTGCTGACACCATGAACCATCAGACGGAAGAAATGCAATCATGATGCCGTCGTTCATGCGACACCGCCGGTCGCAAACTTCTTGGCGATCGTCGTCGCGATCTTCTTGCTTGCCGCTACCTGGACCTCGCGCTTACCGATCTCCAACAACGTGGATGTGATCCATCGCTGGACAGGAGGTCGCTCGTTCACAGCAAGCCGCTTGAATTGCTGTTCGAGGTTCATGCGGTTGATCGCTGTCTGAAGTTCGGCGTTGGTCAAAGACTTGACCTTACCGGTCTTCGCCTTCGCCCGAATATCCAACGACTTTTGAGCGTCACCAGAAGCCGGAACTCTCGACTTCTTATGAACCCCCCACTTCATTCCCTTCACGCCATGATGTTTGAGAATATCCTCAACGTAAGACACGTCCACCTCCTCTCACTTCGACGTGATCCATCCACCGACGGTGGCGCCGTTCAATTTTGCCGTGCTCCAGCCAGTACCATTCCACACTTTGGGGACATGCTGAACCCAACTTGTGCCATCCCAGGTTTTGGGCTTACCGCTCCGCCCAAGAGCAAAACTAAAACCAGGAGGATCCGCGGAGACGTCCCAGTTTCCCGAACGAATTGTCTCAACGCCACCACCTGCGATGTCGTGGAACGGCGATCCTATACCGTCCGCTTGTGGCCAGTGAACGAAGAATTCCGGTGACGCCGCCATGATGTCTGCGGAACTTCTGAGAAACAAACTCTCTATCGCAGCGTCCGTCATCTCAGTCAAGAATATAGCGAGACAAGCGATGTTTCCACGGAATTGAGTACCGAATTCATCGCCGATGCTGATTCGATCGATAGCTGCTGCTGCGGCTT